ATGCACACACTTTTACACGTGTTTGTAAAACCTCTATTGACTTAAAAGCCTCAATCTCAAAAGCTTCAACGTTTTGTTGGTAGAACTGTACATACTCTTCTTGGGAAAGAATATCCTCTTCTTGAGTTTTCATGTTAATAATTCTATAGTAGGGAACCTTTACCTTGAAGAACCTTTCTAAAACCTGATACTTCTTTACCTGATAATAATCTTTATCTTTTACGTCAGCGGGTGTAAAAACTGTCATAGAGTTTTTATTTTGAGATGAAGGGTAGTCCTCTTCGTCATAGGTGAATCCAGATATATCATTAATGATACCGGGTATCACCTCTCCAGTTATCGGGTCTTTCTTGTCTGCCAATTCAGGGTAGAGGTTAACGGCTTGCTCACCTGTTAGGATGGTGGAAAGGATAAGTCCATCCGAGTCGCTGAACCAACGATCTCTTGAACTTGGAGATGCGTATACTCTGAAGGGATCTACGTATGTGAACTTAACGTCACCTCTACCAAAATCTGATTCGGAATCTATATAAGCATATAGATATCCCATGCCCGTAGTAGCATAATCCTGTATAGCTTGCTTCATTTGCCAATCGCCATCAGAGTTTTGCCAGACATACCCCATGATAGTTCTCCATAATGTCGCTACCTGAACATCAGAATCCTCTCTTGGGGTTATTGTAAATGCAGGAGGTCTTGATGTAAGAACTGCTTTAAACTTTTCTATTGCCGCAGATATTCTATCCATTGGTATATCTGCTTGATTTCTTTGAGCTAACTCGTCAGACTCATCTTCACTAAAATGATTACCAAGATAAAAGTCAATATCCTTACGTGCCTCTGTATCCCAATCAGACCTTGAATCTCTCCACTGCCTGTAAAGCTCATCGTTATATAATGCTCTAGGGTCTTGTTCCATATTTATTTTGGCATATTAGGTGCAGGTATTAACATATCTCCCAATATCCTACCCTTAAACGTTTTTTTAGGACTTGGCATCATGTCCATCATACCATCTGGAGAATCCAGCGATTGCGGGTCAGAAAGAAGCCCCAACAACCTTAGTTGCTGAAGTGCTTTTTCTGCCTTGCTTTGAACAGCTTGTTGAATTATCATCTCATCTTGCATCATGCTTTGCTCTAAAGCCTGCATCTCTCCGGGGACTCCAATTGACTGCCCTTCAAGCATTTGTGGATTGGCCTGCCTCATTTCAATTTGAAGCGGGTCATCCATAGGGGGAGCAGGAGGGCCTGCCATGCCACCTTCCTGATAGCTTGACATAGGCTGATTCATCATGCCACCGCCCATCATACCCATTAAATTATCTTCTACCATACCGCCATCTTGATAGCCAGCTTCTTTTAAACGGTCAAATAAAACATTAGTTGTGTCTCCAGTTGACCTCAAGTAATCTGCTGTCTGCATATTTAATAACATTTGCAATGCATCTCTAGGTTCAACCTCTCCAGACATTACGGATGATTTTAATTCTTTTTTTCTTGGGTCTTTAAAATCTCTCATAAAAAAATCCATCATGGGTTTTTCAGACATTACTTTACCGCCATCTTGCATGTACCCCATACGATTTCTAACCTCTTCAGGTAGTTTTGCTAACCCGGGGTTGTCTTCTGGAACTGGTTTCAGCTCTCCACCCTCTTCCATCATCATCATCATTTGAGGGTTGACCATACCACCATGACCATACTCATCTACCATACCACCCATCTGCATTGGTTTTGGGCCAGCATTGACCATACCGCCACCATACATACCCTTCATGTTTGCTAAAGTGGCCATCTGTATAATTTTATCTATGCTTGAGTGACCGCCTTTTTCTGGCATGTCATTTATCATATTCAACATGGGTACTCCTATCATATCTACCGCTTCTTTTCGTATAACGAACTCACCGGGAGTAAGTATTGTTTTTACTGTATCTGTAGTTCCGGGCATTATTCTCTTATCTCAAAGTGTGGAAAGTCATCAAATTTATTGTCCTCTACTTCCCATCTTCCATTTTCTGAATACATATCCCAATTGCCTCCCCATCTTATCTTAGTGCCCATGCTCCGAGCAATGCCAATAACGAACCCAGCAAAGAGGGTTTGTCTTTCCCTGTCTGCCCAATCCACAGGATAAGGGGTAACGTCAACGGCTTTAGAAGGGTTAACATTATGCCTGCCATTAGGATACTTAACCTTAGTACGCTTCTCATCGTATAATTTATTTTGCCTCTCCTTGTTTCTATAACCTTCTAAAATAGAGCAATCTACGTGCTTAATGACTTCATTAAACACATCCTGCAATCTTTGGTCACAAGTTGCTAATCTTTGTTTTGACTTTTTAGAGTACCTTGGCATGTGTGTATTTCGCTATGCTATGTTAATGATAAAAATACTAATAGTGCAATATATTTAGACTCTAGCACCTGTCATCCAACTGTATGCTTTTTTGGTTATTTTTCTTACAGGCCTATGTTCTTCATCCAATAAAGATTCTCGTTTGGTCTTAGAACTCTTCGGTGCTTTTGCAAAGTAATCCGCATAATACAAAGCATCCATTACGTCATCATTCTTTGGCTTTGGATGTTCGAAGAACTCATCTACCAGCTCTGTCATCTCTCTTTGTATGTACAGTTTTTTGGAATTAACAATAGGCCCAAGGCTTGTTTCCAGTCTATCTTGCTTTTTAATACGGGCAGGAGGTTTAACGCCTTTAAAGATTCCGGGCAACAGTCTTTTTTCCTTTACAGATAGTCTTGTTACCATATCCCTTACCATTTCCTGTGCCGCAACCGTCTCAATCGTAACTCTACGCACTGGAGAGTATTTGTTGGCAAGCCTGATTATTTCTTTTGGAACATCAAAGGTAGGTATCCTTTCACGAAAATACTCCAGAACATAGCGATTGTTACTAGAATCAATACCCATAACCAGTATCACTTGATAGTCAGAAGTCTCAGAAGCTGTAGCCGCAAGGTCAACTCCAATATAGATATTGATCGGTGTAGCATCTTCATTGTCCATCAAGTAATTAAAGTTATTCCTTGACTCTACCTTTCCATTGTAATACTGTATCCTATCTATCTTAAAAGAAGCATTGGTCACATCCCTAGCATCGTTCATGTATTCCTGTGCAAACTTATTTACAAGTCCTGCTTCTATGAACTCACGCTTCTTTGCATTTAGTTTCTTTTTGGAGAACTGACTTGCCCACAGTGGTTGACCATCCTCTATGGCTCTATAAAAGTTTACGTCCCAAGGGTATGTCCTTTTGTCCATTTGAGCCTTTTTCCAACCATCGTAGGTCATTTGCAGGTAAGAGTCATAGTGTACAATAGTCCCAGAAAGCCATATCCAGCCTTCCTTGCCCGGTGTTTCTTCTAAGGCGGGGTACACTGTGGATACGATCCATTTCTTGATGTCAGCACGCCTTTCTGGCGTTTTGGTGTTTAGTTCTGATTCAAAGTCATCAAGTACAATACCAGTATATCGTACATCTACCTCCGCTCTACCTCTAAGTCTTTGTGATGTACCCTTGGATATAACCCTATCCCCTTTTGGTGTGACCAAATCCTTCTCTGTCCATCTTTTTCCTACACTGGCACCATCCATGTTTCCAAAATAATACTTTATCATTTTGTTATCTTCAAAATGAGAGCGGATATACTTTAAATGGTCTATGGCCTGTGACTGCTCTTCCGATACCCAAGCTATAAAATGCTGGTCTCCCTCTTGTGCAAAGCACAGTTTGTGCATGATAGCCGCTTTTGCTATAACAGACTTGCCATGACCACGTGGAATAATATTACATATCCTTGCACCCGGTGCGGTATCTATCATCTTGTTTGCCATTTCATAGTGAAAGGGTGCTGATTCAGACTTCTTTAAGAAGTCGTTAGGAAGAAAGGCTCTGCCAAAGTAAATAAGATTTGTATATGCTTTTGCTAATACCTCATCTCGTTTGTCCATCTCTGATGGAGGTGGGGTGATGTTAAAGGTCATTTTTTTAATTGATTTAATACACTCTTAGCAAAAGGAATTGTATACTCTTCCATATCTTCCCTATATATTAAATCATTAAGATATTTTTGTTTATTTTTATTAGGCTCTACGGTTTTTATCATTCTATCAAGTCCTCTTTGTAAATAGTAAGACTTTTCTGGATTGCTCATGGCTATTGCCCTATCATAATCAATAAGTTCTCTTATTTTATTAAAAGCTCTAGAGCCATATTTTTTTAATGCCATATCTAAAATACTTCTCGTCCCTCCAGTTCCAGATATAGCTGAAAAAATAGGATTAACTCCACCTATGTAAGCAGGAGACTTATCTTCATATATAAATCCAGTTTGGTATAATTTTTCTTGCTCTGCTTTTCTTATCAAATTGTCAATATTGTCATGCACATTAGTTGAGATGGGTTGTGTCATTTGTAATAAGTTGTCATCCATTAGATAGTTCCTTTTTTGTTTCTGGCAATATACCTTGCTCAAATGCTTTTAGCTTCTCTCTGCTAAATCCAGAGAACTCCTGTATCAGTGCCACAGAATCTACTTTCTTTTCTGTAGACAGCAAACCTGTTATCTTCATTAATGTCTCTAGAGCTCTAAGTTTATCGTTGTCCCTGACATCTCTTTTGTCTATTACATCTTTCGTGCTTTCAAGGAGGTAACGTTTTGTAATACCTACTTCTGACATTAAACTTTCTATTTCTTTATCCACTGCTTGCCTCACTGTTTTGTTTTTAAGTAGTAGTGTTGACCTCTTCTCTGCATAATCCAGACTATTTGTTCTGGGGAATGCTTTTTGGTAGGCCTCTATAGGCTCCATCCCGTATGCAACATACTTTGCAAAGTTTTTCTTTGATAAAGTTAAAAAACCCTCAGTTACTACAGCATATCCAGATCGTTTTGTAAACCTATACATCTCATCTTTTACAGTACCAGACTTCATGCCACTTCTTCTAAGATGAAACATT